TCCATGTTCCTGCTCATGGTTTTGTACTTTTCCATCTCACCACGAGTTTTTGCAATCTCTTTTTGGTTCTTGATCCACGCATCGGTTCCGCGATCTACACCGTCTGCTCGAAGTTCCGTCATCTCTGTACGATATTTTCCAAGCTTTTCTGATGTCTGATCCATCTGGTCTGAGAGCTTTCTGGCCGCTTCGGTCGGCTGCCAGTCTTTTCCTCTTTTCTCCAGATCCTCCAACTGCTTTTCCAGATCTTTTACTTTTCTTCTGCTTTCTTCCAGATCATCTTTCACATTTCCAAGTTTCCCCTGCTCTGTGATATAAGTCATAGAAGATCCGCTTTTTCGTCTTGCATCAAGTTCCTTCTGCAGTTCTTCTACACGTTTCTTCTCTGCAAGCATAGCGTCAATCGTTTTCTGATATTTCGGAGTATATTCCTGTGCATCACCGTCGTCTTCCAGTTTTTTCATTTTTTCATGCAGTGTATCCAGTTCCGCCTGCGTTTTTTCAGCGGATTTTCTGAGACTTCGGTACCTGTCCGACTCGCCGCTGCTTTCTCCCATCTGCTGCAATGCCTTTTCTTCCTGCCGCAGTTCATTGAGCTTTTTCCTGGTTTTCTCAATGTTTCTTCGCGTTTCAGCATACTCGTCGGTATACACTTTGATACCGGCAGCTACCTGCGCTTCTTTCACGTAGTTTTTTATCTCAGCATTCATAGCTTTGATGTTTGGAATCGCATGTTTCACGGAATCTGCAATCAATTTTCCGGTATTTTTCCACATACCCATACTGGAAGACTGCTTTTTCAGGCGCTCGGTTTCTTTTGTCATGCTGGCAACTGCTCTTTTTGTTTCAGAGTCAGCCCTTTTGATCTCTTTGACATACTCATCCGCTTGTGCTTCGAGTTTAACCTGCAATTTTGCAAGGTCTTCTGCCATCGTTTTCACCTCCTTCCTCAATCCTTAAAAAGAGAGACGACATCAACTCTCTTCTGTCTGATGCCGTCTCTGGTTGTACCGCGCGGCATCTTCCCGCCGCTTTTCGTAATACTCTTTCAGTTTTTCCTGTTCGAATGCCTGTTTTTCTTCCTCGAACAGTGTCGGATAATACTCCCATGGCTCCGGAAGCGGATCTCCTTTTTGTAACGACACATACCGCGCGGTCAATTCCGCCTGCAGGAAGGACAGCCCCACCTGCTGCCTGAATTTCCGGCGTTCCTTCCGATGGTAACTTGCCATCAGATCCGCAACCTCCAGCGGCGACAGTTCCCAGAAGAGCACCGGGCGGATGCCGCAGTCCAGAGCCTGTTCGTACAGCTCATCCAGATCATCAGAAACAAGCGTTACATCATTTCTTCTGCCTCTTCCAGGCTCTTCATGATACTGTCCGCCTGATCCTGCGGGAAAAAACCGGAAACCACCATCGTCGGCATGACGATCTGGGTGTAGAAGGTGATCTGATCGCCGCCAACCTCGGTCCATTTGTCATACAATTTCTGGACATCCTCGTATTTCAGCTTATGTGTCCATGGGGCCGCTGCTGCCTGCACTACCGTAATCATGACGGACAGCGGCGGGATATCACCGCCGGCAACCAGATTCATGATATTCATCTTGTATTTGTTCTCCAGAATCTCAATCATCCGCGTATTCAGCTTCAAACTCAGTTTTCTGTCCCCTACTTCCCAGTAGTGAAACGGCCGTCTTTTCGGCTTTTTCTCCTCGATGCTTGTGATTTTGTCGGATTTTTCTTTCTCCTCTACACCGATTTCTTCATCGATGCCGCCAGTATATTCACTCATTTATTTTTCCTCTCTTTCCTTATGTAGGATCTGTCCAAGTAAGATCACTCTGTACCAGCATGGTTAACTCGAACTCGACCACACCATTGACACCGCCACCAGTACGTTTTACGGAAACCTCCGCACTGAAACTGCACTTTGTGCCGTCTACAGCAGTCTCCTGGAAGTCCAGCAGATCCTTGTTCTCCTGCGCAGTTCTCATGAGCCGATACGGAGAAGTAGCTTTTGTATTGTCGTATTTGAACTTATAAGTCATTTCCGGCAGATCGCCGATTCCCTGCTCATATACTTTGTGAGTATCTGTCAGGCAGGTATTGTCCACCTTCTCGGCCTCCACTCCAATCTCCGGAATCTCTTTCAGACCTGGAAGATCTGTGTAGGCACTTTCTGCCGCACCGTGTTTCTTGTATCCTAATTTTGCACCATTTGCTAACATATTTGCTCCTTTCCTAATCCGGCCAGAATACCTGCTCCGACTCCATATCGATAATTCCTTCGTAACGCATCACCTTGTGCTTCATACCGGATGGATCCGGCGTATCCTTACAGAGGATGCGCACAAGACAGAGCTTCGACAGCGCCGCATCTACCTGCATGGCAGCTTCGGAAGTAGACCTGTTGTTCCAGATGTCAACCCGGTACCGAACGTAGGATTTCTCTTCCTTGTCCGTGCGCTCGTAGACCTTGTTATCCTCTTCTGTGTACTGCACCGCAGGCAGTGCCGCCCAGTCCTTCGGGTACTGGTCCGTTACATTCTCAAATACGGCATCCAGCGCCGCATATACCTGATCTTTTACGTTCTTCAAAACTGTTTTCTCAGCTCCTCTCGTATCACCTGCTCAATCTGTTTCTCATTGTTCTTCAGTGCTGGATATAGAAAAGGCTGCGCAGGCTGGCCGGTACACTGATAAAATCGCCCTTCCGGTGTGTCAATGTAAAACCAGCCATATTTTTCCGCGGTTGCCCGATCCACCTCATTCGGGCCGCTGCCTTCGTGGATCCACCAGGGTGATTGTGTATAAACCGGCGTTGTGTCCGGTGAAATTCCTTCGTGGTTCTCCTGGCCTTTCGGACCGGTGCCAAATTCCACATATGGACCATATTTCTTATCTGTATAACAGATGCCGGTTACATTCCGGCCTTCTGTCTCTACCACGGTGAAAATACTTCCCCGCAGTTCGCCGTGATCCACCGGACATTCTGCCCGCGCCGCAGACTGTACCAGCTTGATTCCCTTCGAAATCGCTTTGCTGATCTCAAGCTCCGAGGCATTTTTCAGCATCTCTGTTACATCTTTCGTTCCAAGAATCATAACTTTTCCACCTCCAGTGTCAGATAGCGATAGGGGTAGATGGCAATTACCTTGTAATCCGGCTGATCCCCGTTGATGCAGATACCGTCATTCACGGAAATTGTCGGTCCGTCTGCCACTGTATACGAAAGTTTTCCGTTCTTCCCGGAATTCTCCGTGTATGTCCCGTCAATCCGAAGATTGCGGATATTCGGCAGGCGTATTCTATACATTTCGCTCTGGATCCGCCCGCCGGCAGCCCACATTTCCGCGCGGAAGGGAACGGCAGAACCATATTCGATGTAGGTTCCGCCCTCGTTATCCTTTTTCTGTTCAAGAGGACAGTGTTTCAGCTCCACCAGCCTGCTTCTTTTCAGCCTCAAATGTTTTCCCTCCTACTCTTGCCAGCCGGTACCGGTTCAGCACATCGTAGATCTGCTTTGGCGCGTCGTTGAAAGTGTAGCTTTCTCCGGATCCGGTGCGCGCCGCCTCTCCCTCGGTTCCCATCCGGTTCAGGGCGATGACTGCCAGATCCCGGACTGCCTTATCCAGGCCGGAAACGAGGTGGGTACGGTTCGTATAGGATAAAACGAAAGCCTCCGCATCCTCTAAGAGGATCTGCAGAAGCCCTTCGTCTTTCTCACCGGTCATTTTCTTCAGCTTTTCCAGTTCGGTCATTTCAAACCACATCCTTCAGGACTTCCTGCAGCTCCGCCTTTGTCAGCGCAGATGCACCAGAAATCCCCTTTTCTTTTGCAAGATTTTTTAATTCCTCGGCAGTCATCTCTGAAAGATCTTTTTTGTTGGAAACCTCTGGGCTTTGCATCTTAACAGCTTCTACTCTTGTAAATCCATCGTTCAGGAGCCGTTCTGCCTTGATCCCATCCGCTTCCCTCTCAACGTTTCCTTTTTTTAATCTCATTCCTTTGCCTCCCGAATATTTAAATAGATGGAATCCAGCTTGTTATCCAAAATCCATAAATCATGGAACCGACGGTAATCCATCTGCCATGCATCCATTTTCTGGTTTGTGTTCGGATCAAAAATTCGCATCTTATCCTGTTTGGTAATAGCGAGTGGTGTTGTTGCCGGGGAAATAAAGAAATTCAGGTCTTTTGCTGTAGTTCCCTTCTCATATCCGCCTTTTTCCTGTCCCGCTGCTTTACCATCGTTCACCTTGATTGCCGTATACATACGGTTGGATGGAGTTGGAATAATCGGTACTTTGTCCACAAACGGTACCATGGTATCAATTCCATTCTTCGAAAATGTTCCCATAGTAATTTTTCCCGCAAGTTCGAGTTCCAGCTCCAGAATAAAGTCAGACGTTGCCTGGCATACTAAGGCCCCGTTGTAGCCGTCTCTTACTGCTCTGATTCCTTCTTTCAACTTACGCAGTGCAGAAGTTCCAGTCGTTCCCGGCACATAGGCATATTCAATCATTCCAGCTTTATTCGCCGTGATCGTATCTGTTGCAAGCTTCGAAATACGGTATGCGTCGATTTCCGGTACAACCTGTGTTCTCTGAAACTCTCCCATTACAGCGGCCGCGGTTGTAACAAAATTATTTTCATTAATGTCCATCGAGTCCAACTGGAACTGACGACCACGATCCTGGGTCATCTTTTTGGTTTCATACTCTAAAGTAACAGACCCACGCTGATATCCATTGTCACGATCATAATCTCCCATTCCCTGCACGGTCATTTTCGGAATTTTTACTTCTGCTCCACCATTGTAAATGACCTGCCCTGCATTGGCATCCATCCAGCCGGTAGTTGCTTCCTGAACAGCTACTTTATCTAACATTTTCTGAAACAGTGTAGCTGTCGCTAATGTATTAACTGCCATATTTTTCACTCTCCTTTAAAATTTTCCCATCATCAGGTTATATACCTGCTGTTCCTGGGTTTTCTGTGGATCAGTTTCCGGTGCTTTTTTCGGCGGCTTCCCGCCTTTCAGTTTCTCCTCCACGGCAGTTTCTACTGCTTTCTGAAATACAGTTTTTACTTTCTCCATGGATTTTTTACAGGAATCTGCATCCGTGTAATTGAGTACCTCCGCCAGCTCCTGCGGCAATCCATCACTGGCAAGTGTATTCTTTGCCTCTGCCATCAGTTCTTTTCTGGTAATTGCCGCTTCTCTGTCGGAAAGCTCTTTTTCTTTCTTCTGCCGCTGATACTGCTCTTTCTCTTC